ATGTATGAGGAGATTAAGCATTATTATAATACTGAGAAATACACAGTTTTTCCACAGATTATAAACAATAGTTGTGGAAAAAGTATCAATTAGTGTGGATAAATGGTTAATTAAATGTATATTAGAGTTGTAAAGAGGGTTTGAAAAGTGTAATAAATAGAGGGTTAATCAGGTCACTAAATGTCACATAGAGTAGTGATCTTGGGGAGCAGTCTAACAGAAACTCCCCCAAATGTCAAGGAGATTGTTATAAAACTTCTGAGACAATTGCATTTTCTGACATACAAGAATTTCTAAATATTAACACTTGACATTATTAGTGAATGGGTCTATAATAACACTATAGAAACTAACACAAACTCCCCCCAAGTCTCATGTCAGTTCTTTACACTCCCACCACAAATAAGTCTGTGAGAGTAACACTAACTCTTCAAGTACAAGATGATTTTAATGCAAGGCAAATTGATTGGAGAAAGTTATTTGAATTAGATGACAATGAGCAGGTAGAAAGTTATATTGAAGAACTGTGAATATCTCACACTAAATGTTATTAGACCTGAGTAAGTCTCTAAACTATTCTGCACACTTTATCATGGCAAATCATGACCAAAAACTTCGCACTTTTCTTACTAGATGTTGTTGACAATGGAGCAGAAATATTAGCAGTTCTAGATGATATCGAAGCAGTAGAAGATACAGTACTCTAACTAACAACAACTGTATGGGTGCTAAGTAACAATTAGTGCCCATACTTATTAGTATTAGTATTAGTGAATGACACAGTATTTGTGGGGGTTGATGATATTTTTATGGGGTGCGTGATCGAAAAAAAGCAAACAACCCTAACCTACAGAGGTGACAAATTGAGAGAGAGATACTAAGATCAAAAAATTTTTTGCCATGAAAAAATCTCCCTATAGTTATTCACCTAAAAAACCTCCTTATTGGAATTTTTGGAAGGTAGTATTATCTGGATGGTTAATCCGTTATCCAGATAAATTTTTTGCCGTAGTAAAATTCCCCCTATACCTTTTATTAGGAATCCTTGCAATTAACATATATAAACTAATAACTTAGTATGGAAATGGACACAAGTTATCACATATATGCAAAGGATAAAGTTCTTTATTGTAACTTAAATGAAGAGGACTTTGAGGAGAAATGGCAGCTATTAAATGTAATGGTAGGGTTACTCAAAACAGATTATTCAGAGAAAGATTTATCATATATTAAGTTAGGTCCCAAAGCAGGTGTTGGAGGACCAGGTAGGGTTATCTACAAACATAGTTGGGAAGAAGATTCTTATTGACATAT